ACCAGCGACCTGCATCCACCCATGTCCTGCGGGCACTGCTTGACCGGCGCTTCGCCCGTGCCGGCGCGCATGGCTGGTGGTGTGACCGCATCGATCGGCCCGTGCTTACGTACGATGCCAGCGAAGTCGAGAAATAAGCAGTCCTGCTTGCCCGGATAGAGCCGCAGTCCCCGTCCCGCCATCTGGACATAAAGTCCCGCTGACTGAGTCGGCCGGCAGAACGCCACCAGATCAATGATCGGCAGATTCGTCCCGGTGGTCAGAACTGAATTGTTTGTCAGAGCCCGCAGTCGTCCTGCCTTGAAGTCCTCTAGAATACGGTCGCGCTCACTGGCAGGCGTTTCGCCTGTGATGGTTTCGCAGGTGAACCCGCGACCGCGGATTTCATCGCGCATATGGAAGGCGTGGTCGACGCCGGAGCAGAAGGCCAGCCATGCGCGCCTGTCCTGCCCATAAGCAACAATTTCGTCCACCACGGCGCGCGTCAGGTCGTCATGGTCAACGGCTGCCTGTAGCGCGTTTTGCTTATAGTCGCCGCCCAGCTTGCCAACGCCGGACACGTCATAGGTGGTGGCCATGCCTTTGCTGATAGGTCGCACCAGAAACCCGCTATCGATCAGATCCGAAATCGGCAGGTCATAGGCAATGTCATCGAACAGTGCGCCCTCGCCTTCATGTAGGCTGCCCTCACCTAGTCGATATGGCGTCGCGGTGAGCCCAGCCAGCTTCAGGTCAGGATTGATCGCGCGCAGACCGTCCAGCAGCTTGCCGTATTGGGTCTCCGATTTCCGCGGCATCAGGTGTGCCTCGTCGACCATCACAAGGTCGATATGCCCGATCAGGTCTGTCTTGCTCGCGATGGTCTGGACGCCGCCAAAGATGATTTGCGCATGGGCGTCCCGCCTGCCAACGCCGGCACTGAAGATGCCTGCCGGCGCGAACGGCCAGATGTTCAGCAGTTCGCCAAAGTTGGACAGGATCAGCTCGCGCACATGCGTCACGATCAGGATGCGCATGTCCGGGTAGTTTTCGATAAGCTCTTTGCATACCGTGGCCAGCACCAGCGACTTGCCAGCACCGGTCGGCAGGACCAGCAACGGCGAACCGGCTTTGTCTTGCCAGTAGGCGTAAAGCTGGTCTACGGCTTGTCGTTGGTACGGGCGCAGTTTTAGCATTGGAGGGGGCTCCGTGAAATTATTTCCGATGAGTGGTGAACGATCGAGCGCAGTGGTTACTATGGCGCTAGTGATCTACACGTTCATCCTCGCTTCAGTTCTTGGTTCAATATGGGGGACCAAGCCCAACGAAAACATTGAGGCGCCTCATGGCGCTTATGACTATTGGATTGAGCGGTATCAGACCCTAATCGGAAGCGGATTCGTAATATTTGCTGTCGCGGTAGCGGTGGGCCAAGTCAACGAGTCTCGGCGCCAGCACGCCGCTACCATGAAGTTGAATTTCCGGGATGAACTCGAAGGACTTCAGGTCGCGACGGAAATCGCCAACTCCTACCGGCACGGTGGATTGTACGATTTTATCCTTGGCTCCGGCCGTCGTAAGATTTCCGCCAACGATATCGAGGCTGTGGCCAAATCAAAAAGCCCACATATCATCGATGCCTTCCACGTCCTTAGTTCGGTTGTTAACGACGGCACGAAGTACCCCGAAGATGGTGGGAATCGAGGGCTATTAGATTGGGTAATTGAAGGCCATCCATTGATGGGGGATGACAAGGCGCGTGCCGCCCGTGATCTAGCGAAAGCTATAAACGAACGAAAGGATTTCCTCCGCCAGTTCATGCCCGACTTGGTGTAGCTCCTAAGCCGCATCCCCGTCTCCATCCACCCACGTCTTGCCGCTGCGCAGCGTATAGGCCACCGTCTCCGCATCCTCATCCGAATCCACCAACTCCCCCGGAACCAATGCCGGGATATGCAGATGCGCAGGACAAGCGGCCTTCTGCTCATCGACACTCAACGGCTTGGCCCAGCGGGCGCAAGACCAGTGCGCATCACCGTGCATTTCCGGTGTGCTATGCAGGCACGATCGGCACGACACGCGCGACCAGCCGTCCTCTTGGCAAATCTCGCGATGGTCGCAAAAGCGGCAGCCGAAGAACTCCGGGTTGTCCGAAATGCGACTAGGCGGCTCCGGCGCGTTGATAATGCGCTCCAGCCTCGCTAGTAGCCGGATGCACCATTCCGCGTCGTATTCGATGCGCTCGAAATACCGTTCGTCGTCGTTTTTATTCACGACCAGGTAGCCCGCGCGGGTCAGCCCGAATTGGTGCATACCCAACTGCACTTGCCCGAAATGCAGCGGGCGAGTCTTGGCGCAGCCGTGCTTGGTGATCTCCTTGAAGCCCTTGTCGTTGGAGGACTTGAACTCAAACAGGTGTTCGGTCTTCGGAGCCTCCGGCACTCCGATTCCCTTGCCGTCGCACTTGCCGCGAACGTGCCCGCCCACAAGCCGGATGCGGTCCTGCTGGCCGTAGACTTCGACGCCGATGCGTTCGAGGTCCGCGACAAGCCGATCCTCCCACACGTCGCCTGTACGGAAGATCGACAGGTTGCGCCCCGGAATGGGCTTCTGGTGGGATGCCCATCTGAATGTGTACCACAAGCTGCGGTCGCATTCAGTCGCCGCCAGACCGACGCTTATGCCGAGGCTGTCATAATGCTCGTTGGCCTCCTCGTAAGCGCGGTAAATGGCGGCGACGGTGGAGGCTCGGGGCTTCGGAATTGGGGCCATTACTGCCCCGCCCCATCGCGCTCCAAGTTAGCCATGAACTCCGACATGCCTCCTCCGTCGGGGCCGAACGCTTTCTGCAAAGCCTCGACCCCGATGGCGCGGCGGGCGCGCTCCGTGCCCTCCGGCGTATCCAGTTTGAACGTCGCAATCGGCTTCGGCCCATCGGGGAACGCGCGCTCGTATGCCTTGTTAAACTCCCCCTCGCACTGGAGGCAGCCACGACCGCCGCACCAACGGCAGTCAACGTAACGATGTCCATCGAAGCGCATCAAAACATCTCCATCGTTTCAGGGCAGCGCGGTTCTGGGAGTGGCTGCATGTCATCGAAAGAGTGGAATTCCGAGCAATGGGGCGCGCGAGACTTCCACGTCCACTCTGTGGGCTGTTCGCCGAACATCGACTTGCCGATGATGTCGCAACTATCACCGTCAGGGTCGTCGTTGGTGCAACGTGCGCACCAACGACCGTAGAAGAAATCGAACTCGGTGCTGTTGCTCGGCGTGTACGGCTTGCCGTCTTCGGGTGGCCACGCCATCACGAGACCCGCATGGGCATCAACACTACCAACACCCCGTCATCCCCGCCCGTAAATATCGTGGGCGAGCCACCATCGTTCAGCGCAATCCGCACAGTGTCGCCGGCCAGGTTCGCCAGCAGTTCGCTGATGTAAGCCGCGTTAAAGCCAATTTCTATCGGCTCACCGCTGTAGTCAGCCTCCACCACGTCAGTTGCCTCGGCGTCGCCGCGCACAGACAGCCCGATTTGACCCGGCGCAATGTCCAGTTTGACCGCACGCCCGCGCTCTGTGGCGACGGTCGACACGCGCTCGACTGCGCTGCGAAGGTCGGCAATGGAAGCCAGCACGATCTTGTCGTTGGCGGTGGGGATAACGCGCTGATAGTCGGGGAACGTGCCGTCGATCAGTTTGGAGGTGATTACGGTGTCTTGTGTGGCGATGCGGACCTTTGTGGTCGACAATGACACGTGGACGTTGCCTTTCGGCAGGATGCTGACCAGCTTGCGTGGGAGGATGACGCCGTCGAAATGGTCGAGCGGGTCTCCATAGTGACGGCTAAGCCGATGGCCATCCGTCGCAACCGCCGCAAGCCGGCCTTCGGCGGTGTGGAAATAGACGCCATTGAGATAATAGCGGGTTTCCTCTGTGCTGATCGCGAACGCGCACGGTGCAACCAGCGCCGCCAGATCGACGTCAAAGCTGGCGGTGAAGTCGCCAGCGGAAAACGACGGAAAGTCCTCGACGGGCAGCGTGGCCAGTTTGAAGCGGGAGCGGCCAGATTTCACCGTCAGGGTGCCGTCCGCAAGCTCTAGCGAAACGTCGCCCGCCGCACGCTTGGCAATGTCGGCCAGCAGCTTGGCGTTGACGGTCGTGCTGCCGTTCGTGGCGTCGAGTACGGGAATGCTGGTGGACACTTCAATATCGAGGTCGGTCGCGCGGGCGCTAAACTGGCCGTCTTGGACGGACAGCAGCACGTTGCCGAGAATTGGAATCGTTGAGCGTGCTTCGACAACCTTGGTCACGGCGGTCAGCAGCCGCGTCAGGTCTTGGCGGGGCAAGGATAGGCGCATGGTGTGTCTCCTCTATGTGGTGGTCGCCTTGGTGGGGCGGTGGCTGCCCGATGTTGCGGGGCAACAAGGGGCAGCTGGTGGTGTTAGCGAGCGCCGACTACCTCGGTGCCGAAGTCTTCTTCATCGAGAACGTCTTCATGCTCGTCAGCGTCGAATGCCGCGATAGCTTCCGCTTTCGTAAGCGGCTCCCCGAACACAACTTTCAGCGTGGACTCGCGCTTAACGTCGAGCAGCCACACGTCCTTTCTTTCGTCCATATCATCCTCCGACTGGCGGCCAGTTGCGGGTAGCAACCAGCCGCCGTTGGTGTGTTAGTTGCGGTTCGTCGTCAGTTCGCCAGCGCCGCCCCGGAAGTCGATGTCCGGCAGGATGGTTTGCGGCTTGAAGATCACGCGGTAGTGGTAGGCGCTGACATTCGCGCTTTCCAACTGCTCCACGAAGGCGCTGGTATTGTCGGACAGCACCAGCGTGTGGCGCTTGTAGTCGCTTGGGCCGGTCTTGCAGATGACGTTGAACGCCGTGCCGCTGGAGTTGAGGTCCATCGAACAGCGGCCTTCCACCGACAGCATGTAGCTATCCGTGATGCCGTTGTAGAAAACTACGCGCCGCGTAATCTCAAAGTTGTCGGCGGCGCGTTTGATATTCTCAGTGGCGACCGTTGCATCGCTGAAACAGCCCGCAACTGCTGCGGTGACCGCGAGCATGGCGGCGAGCAAAAGCTTCTTCATGGTTATCTCCTCTTGTGGCGGAAGTGGGCCGCCGCGGTAACGACGGCCCTTGGATGGCGTCAGAACGGAATGTCGTCGTCGACCGTGTTGCTTCTCTGCCCCCATGGGCGAGACTTACCGCCAGCAGCAGCGCGCGCCGGGGTCGCGCGGCTATTGCTGTTTGCGGCCTGCCGCGCAGCAGGGCGGTTGTCGTTGGCAGCCTTGGGCTGATCAGCGTCGATTGCGGGCTCCGGCACGTCGCCCTGATCCGGGAAGAAATACTTCTTAATCTCGGCACGGGCCGGATACTGCCCGTCCTTGCTTGGGCGCCCCAAGCCGATCTTGGCGGTGAACGCTTTAAAGTGCAGCTCCTCGCTGTCTTCCACTTCCTGCACGCCGATGGCGCGGCACAGGCTGGCGAACTGCCGCTGACCGATCTCCTGCGCTTGGACGTTCGGGTTTTCGAGGTTGAAATTGTTGAACAGCTTGCGCTTTTCGTATTCCTCGGGCCGCAGCACGACCATCGTGGTTTTCAGGATGGTGCCGCGTCCGTCCTTGGTGGGCGTGACGTCGGACGCCTCGACTTCAAGTTCGTAAGTGCCGTTCGGGAGTTCTTCGTAATCGCGCTGCTCGGTATCATGGTCCTGCGCATTGAATCGGGTAGCCAGTTTGGCCATTAGTCATCTCCTGCTGTGGTGGTGGTGCTGCTGGTGCAGCGCGGGTGGTGGGTTAGTCGGCGGCAGACGCGAACAGTGGCGGTACGGCCAACTGATCGCGGGCGTACTCGCGAGCCTTGGACATTGCCGCGATACGCTCATTGAAATCCTGTTGGATTTCCTCGCACAGTTGCGCGACGCCCTGCGCAACTGTCTTGGTGTTGCGCTTCCAAATTTCATCAGTCCCGCGATATTCAATGCCGTGCGGGCCGACGAAGTGATATTTGGCGTCGACTAGGATGTCGCCACCGAAGCGGATTGCGTTGTGGAGAAACGCGCGGGCGACCATCTGGTGTGCGGGCTCGCCGTATTCCAGCGTCATAGGACTCGGCTTGAACCAGCCCATCACGCCGCCTCCTTCGCTTCCGCCGGCAGCCAGTATTTGGAAAGCTCCTCGTACCCCTTGCCCTTGCGGTAAGTGACCGTGTCCGGCATGGAAAAGCGATTCTTCGCCACGAAGCCGGCGCCTTCATTCAGGTGGATCTGCCGCTCCTTGCCCCCCTCGGCATGGGTGACGGTCTTCTTGTGGCCGACCTCCTTTTCCTTCAGCGAAATGCGGTAGTTGAGAAAGCCGACAATATCGGCCCGCTCGCGGACGAGCGCATTGGCGCGCTTGTTCAGTTTGACGGTGTAGCGGCTGTATGGGTCGCTGGTTGGCGAGTCGAACCGCACGATTTCCGGATGGGCCAGCTGCACGACGTTGATACCCGCCACGGCCAGCGCGCCAACCGCCGACAGGTATTCCGACCACTCGGCATCGGCCTCGATGTACCCGCGACCGTATCCCGGTTCTTCAATGCTGTTGACGCCGAGCCTGGCGCACGTCGCCCGCCAAACCAGCGGCTCCAGCCCGTCTAGCGAGTCAATGATGACGGTCTGAAACCCGTGTTCCGTGGTTAGCAGTTCCTCGAACACGCCGAAAACGTCGTTCAGATCGGTGATGACGCCCGGCGTGGCAAGTTCAATGTCGGACGGTGGGCGCTCGCCTTCCGTGCCGAGATAGATCGGGTTCGGGAACTCGGCGGCAAGGCTGGTCTTGCCTATGCCGTCCACGCCATACAAAAGCATAACGGGCGGGTCGTTTCGCTTGGTGGATTTCAGGCTGCTAAGGCTGATAGCCATAGTATCTCCTCTTGTTGTGGTGCCGGCTTGGTAGGCCGGTTAGGCGGTGAAGAAGCCGCCCCAGTAAAGAAGCGCGACTGCCAGCGGCGTGCCGATGATGGACGCCCACATGCTATGCGGGCTGCGTGGCTCGCCATGCTTGACGATGGAGATGCCCACGCCCATTGCGGCAAGCGAAATCCAGATGATCTGCGGTGCGCCGATTGCTAGTGCTGTCATTGTTTACCCTCCTAGGGCCACCATCATGCAGACGACGAGCAACAGCGTCGCGAACATGATGAGGTTGATGTCTGGATCGTCGGGCGCGGTCATTGGTTGCTACCGCTGCCACTGGTAGCAACGCGAGCGGCGAGCATGGCGTCGGCGACCGCGTAAGACGCTACGGCGTAGGTTTCCGGCGACGGTGCGGTCTTGCCCGTATCCCTACCGGCCAACAATCCAGACAAAGCCGCCAACGCCGCATCGTCCCGGAACTCGCGTTCTTCGGCGGTCAAGCCTGCCACACCGCTGTTCAAATCACCCATGTCATCATCTCCTTGATTGCAAACGCCGCCAGCACCAGCACGACGAACGCGCCAGTTAGCGCGACACCCGCCCACAAGCCGCTGCTGTACGGCTCGTCGTGATCTTCCTCCGGAGGTACGTCGTTGGTGGCGTAGTCGGGTGGGTAGTTGGACCATGGGGACGCTGGAGGTTTGACGTGGACATTCATCACCACGCCCCCAACCAAATGCCCCAGCCGTGAACCACGGCGACGGGCGCGAAGATTGCGCCTGCGATCAGAAAGCCCCACGCCTCCGTCGTGAAGCACACGTAGATATGCGTCAGCCACGCCGGGATTGTAGACAGCATGAGCGCTAGGAACGGCAGGAAGCAGCCGAGCGGCAGGTCAATCTTGGTCTTGCTCATCCCTCCCTCCTGCGCGGCGCGGCATGGTACGAAACGGGCGCGCTGGACACATATCGCCCATCAACAAGGCGGGCAGTGGCTCGCGCCCGCGCCTTCTGGCTTGCCGTGCGGTACGGCTTGCGGTTGAGCATGTTGTGTTTGCCGGTGCGCGTAAACGCCGTGGCGTATGGGTGCGCGTTATTGCTGGCGTGATTAGCCATAGGGTCATGTCTCCTCTCGCTAGTGCGCGCTGCGCACTAACCGTGGTGGTGGCTAGCCTTGGTGGGGCTGGTTAGGCGGCGTCGAGGAAGTCTTCGACGAAGCCCTTGGCGGAGCGGAGACTTAGGAAGTTGTGGTCTCGCCGAAGCTGGAGGATCGCAGCGATCTTTTCTCCACGCGCGGCTAGTCGCTGCCATTCATGCTCGTACGCCGGCTCCTCGCGCTTGCTGGAAACGAGTTCGTAGACACCGAACTCTCTGCCCTTGTGGCGTGAGGCAAGGCGGGCGGCTTCACGCTCTGCCGCTGCTGTGGATGCATGAACGTGTGGCAGGTTCGCAGGCTTCGGCTGGCCGCTTTCGATCAGGCAAACGATGGCCTTGCGGGGAGTTGGACCGGAGACCATCCTGAAAGACGATGATTCAGGGATAAGGCGTCCATCCTTGAATTTTAGGACCGACCTACCGTAATCGTTGTCTGCCTTGGCGGGCTCGTCCGCCTCCGCGACGAGGTCGTTGTCATCTTCGCAGCCATCAAGCCACTCGCCGCTATCGGTGTAGGTAGACTCGCCGACCCACCACGGATAGTCGGTGCCGACGCTTGGCCTTGCTGGCCCCACCTTCCGCCCGTCGCGGGTGATGTAGTGCTTGCCCGGCTGGATGGTGAGGCCGGCAGGCTCGAAGTACTGCTCAAGGTAGGATCCATCGTCAGTCCAGCCTCGGATACCATCAAGCATCACCCAGAGGTCGACACCGGTCGGGCGCGCGTAACCCAGTACGGTATACGTCTCGCCCTTTTCAACGTTGTCGGTGCTTCTTATGGCGCGCACCCTATCGCCCACCTTGAACTTCGGCTTGTCGTCCTGCGCGTTGGTTATGGCGGCGCTGGTGGGTTCGGTGAGGGGCTCGAAGCTATCAGCAAAGAGCCACCGTACATCACCTGCATCGTCGCGGATACGAATTGGCAGGTCTACATCATCGGGGTCGACTGCAACGATCTCGTATTCCCTGCCCTTCGTGAGATCCAGCCCGCCGTACGTCGCCCGCACCCTCATTCCAACTTCAAGTTTCATGGTAATCTCCTCTTGTGGTTGCGCTGGTTGGTAGCCAGCCGTTACGGGCACTACGCCGCGCCCTTGGTCTTAGTGTTCTTGGTCAGCTTGACGCCGCGCGTGAAATCCACCGGCACGACGTTATCCGCCCTTGCTGGCTCGTCAGGCTCGGGCCCGCCATCGTCGTCCAGCAGCCGCAGCTCCCATTCGTGGAAGGAAGCCACTCGCAAACTGGGCGACAGTCGCAGGTACACAACGCTACCGGCAAAGCCGATCACGATGCCGAAGACGTTAGTGTTCATCTTGTGCTCGACGACATCGCCGATGCCGATGAAGTCTTCGTCGGGTTTAGGCATGTGCCGCCTCCAAAATCGAAACACGCGGCAGGCTGACGAAAACGTCGTAGCAAGACATGCTGCCCTGAGCGCCGAGTACCGGGACGCGCCGGATGACGCTGTTGTGCGTAGCGCGCGGCCGCTTACGCCCGCGACTGCCGTAAATATGGTGGCATACGCCACCGTAACTGATGCCGAGTGCTGCCGCGATCTGGCGGATGG